CCCGGAAAGGAACCGGAAAACAAGGACTTGGCGGCTTGGACTCCGGTTCGGACTCTGGGGTCCACCACGGTATCCGTCTCGCAACTCGGTGCGGGCAGTCTTCCCCGCGCGCCTCTCCCGAGTATGCCAGATTTGTAGACTCCGGAGCCGGACCGTGAAACCCCCTGCGATGTCTCTCTGAAAATTTCCTCACATGACGATTTTCCTTGACAGACGGTTGGCGTTCTCGGCCACGAAGCGCCGCGACCGCTTCGCCGACGGCACCCGCCCGTTGAGCCGCCAGGTGATCAGCGCGATGCCGTACTGCCAGTGGCGGCTGGCGGCCGGGCGGCTCAGCCCGACCTCCCAGCAGATCTTCTTCCACGGCTCGCGGTTGGCCCGCAGCCAGACAATGCGGGCGTCATCCCGTTCCAGCCACCTAAGCCAGAGCATGGCCTCGTCGGCCTCGGTGATCATGCGCGGCGACGGCAAGGGACGACGCATGCGCGGCTCCTGACCGACGCGGTCCGCGAAGCTGTGGAAATACTCCGGCCAAGCGTTGAAGAAACCGGCGGGCCGGACGCCGGGCAGCGCACGGTACACGTCGGCGGCGAGTTCAAGCTGGTCCTCGACCTTCGCCGTTGTCCACTCACCCATGGCGTGCCTCCCGTTCCCGATGGCCATAGAGCCGCTCGCCAAGCTGGCGGATCAGTTCACGCTCGGGCCAGGTCAGGCGCTGGTCGTCGATGGCAATGGCCAGCACGCCCTGTTCCTTCCAGCCGTCCCGCTTGACCTTGTCGGGATCCCGGCGCTGGCCGCCGTAGCCGCGGGGTGTGAACCGCATGCCGCTCATGCTGCGCCACCCTTCGTCTCGATCGCCCAGAGCAGGATGGCGATGGCATCGGCCTCGTTGTCGTCGGCGGGGCTGAACCCGCGCTTGCGGGCAGCTTCGATCATCGCCTGCTTCGGTGCATTGCCCTTGCCAGTGGCGTGGCGCTTGATCGTACCGACCGGCACGCCCTGATAGGGCACACCGCGCAACTCGGCCCACGCGGTCAGGATCGCCATCAGGCCGCCATAGACATGGGCGGCGTCGGTGCCGGCGTGGCGGCGGACTTCCTCGAACCAGATGGCGGCGATGGGCCCGGACAACCCGTCAATCTCGGTCAGCCAGTTGGTGAACCGCAGATACCTCATGCCGCCGCCGTCGAAGCGCGTTGGCCGGAACGACACCGTGCCGCTGCTGATCAGGCCGGTGTGATCGCGCAGCGCCCAGCCGGTGGCAGTGCCGAGATCGAGGGCCATGATCGTCCGGACAGTCTGGGTGGCGGGTAGTGATTCAAGCCTTGCGCCTTGAGCAGCGGTGATCAGAGTCATGTCAGCCATGGGTGGTCTCCTTTTCTGGTGGGATGGCTCAGGGTGGAAGGCGACGGCGATCATGTTCTTGGCGGAGCGGGTCGCCGTCGTCGGATTGGGGCTCGGGCCAGACTGCGGCCCAGGAAATTGCCCAGGGGTAGGTGGTGGCCTCCCGCGCTTGGCGGGGAGGTCACCTACCCCTTTAGGGGGGACTTTTCCGAAATCTGAAATCTGGCGCAGGGCACTGATTTTGTTGAGCAAATCCAGATTTCGGAGCAGATTTCGGAAACAACCTTCCAAAATCTGGAAAGGACACTCCAAGCCACTGAAATCAAATCGCAAAAGCCAGATTCCAGATTTCGCCAGGATTCCAGATTTTGCAAAATCTGGCCAGATTTCGGAGCCGTGGTGCCAGATTTCGGAAGGCGAAACTGCGTGTTTCATCATGCTTCATCCACCTCGCGATAGACCCAGACGGACGGATTCTCGACGGGCAGAACGGCACCGGTCTGCGGGCATTTGTAATGGCTGGGCAGGACGGCGATCAGCTCCGGCGTGACCTCTCCGGTGCCTGGATCTACCCGCTCCTGACCTGTCGCAAGGCGCATGGTCTCGACGCAGAGATAGCCGTATTTGCTCCGCTCGGTCGCCAGATCCAGCTCCGTCGCAGCAGCCCCGCGGACGAACTTCACGTACCCTTTGGTGGTCAGCACGTTCAGCCGTTCGCGGATGATCGATTGCCCTCCAAGACCCCCGGTGTTCTCGAAGGTCTCCGCGAAATGGGTCATCGTGTACATCCGACCCTGAAGCGCCTCTTCGTACAGCAGGCCGCAGATTACCTCGCCCTTGCGATACCGCTCCGCATCGTGCTTTGCACCGACGTCCTGGCGCACCAACCGCTCGTTCATCGGGTTGATTTCGACCCATTGGCCGTCGACCTTGTCGATCACCTTGGGCGGCAGCGCGGGACCATTGCGCAGCTCGATTTCCAACTTTCGCTGTGAGCAATCCTCGTCTGGGCGATGCAGGATCAGGCCGGAGGTGTAGAAGCCACGCAGGGCGCTGGCGCCCGACAGCGCCAGGAACGGATCGTCCTTGACCTGCAGTTTGCTGAGCTTCTTGGTGTGGTGGGCGAGGATAACACCGCAGTCGGGGTTGATGTGATCGCGCAGAACCTCGACCCGGTCCTTCAGGAAAAACATCATGGCGGTGTTGTCGTTCTCGCCGCCGCCGTCAGGTCCGCCGTCGAAGAGGTTGCGGATCGGGTCGATGCAGATGATGTCGACCGGCTCGGCCGGGAATGCCCGCCGGATGGCCTCCGCGATACGAACGCTGCCCTCGGCGTCGAGCAGCAGCTTCAGCTTCGGCGTGGCCACGAAGGTGTCACGAGCCGCGGCTAGGACGCTGGGCGGCAGAGTGATCTGCTTCATCCGCTCGCGCAGGTAGTGGTACTGGATCTCGGCCTGCAGATAGAACACCCGCAGCGGGCGCGGCGGTGTGAAGCCGAGAAACGGCACACCGGCGGCCATGTGCACGAGCCAGCTGATCAAGAGATCGCTCTTGCCGACCTTGGGTGCGCCGCCCAGCACCAGCAGCCCGCCAGGCGTCAGCACGCGCGGGGCGATGATGTCGTCGGGCATGGGGCTGGTGTCATCGAGCAATGCGCCAAGCGTGAAAGCGGGCATCTCGTCGGGTGCAGGGGCGGCGCTGTCGAGACGCACGAGCGGTGGGCCGTTCTTTTCGACATGGATGGCCCAGAGCCGCTCGGACTCGCGCCGGAGCCGTTCCACCGGCCAATGCGGGCGCAGCATCGCGGCGTTGTAGCCGCAGATGCCCTCCCAGCCCGCATCCTTTGACATACGGCCCTCGTGGACCATGCGGATGAAGTATCCGATCGCAGCTGATGCGCCTTCGAAGCGGGACCAGTCGTCCTGCGCGCCCTCGCGCACAGGCGTGACCAGCACATCGTCCATGGCGGGCTTGTCCGAGTGGCTGAAGTCGGGTTGCAGGGAGATGCCCGGCGCAGGCGGCATATCGGTCACCGCCTCGGTGAACTCCGTCAGATCGCGCTCAAGACCGGCGTTCAGCGCGACAACGCGCACCTGCGTCTTGAGGTTGTTCTTGTAATAGACCGAGCCTGCCACCCGGATCGGTTGATGCGCCGAGCGGAAATGCATGTCGCCACCGATCTTGGCGGCAATGTCGCCGCGCAGACGGGTCACGCGCGCGATGTCGCTGCCCTCGGCGGGTTCGGTGAGTTTCCACCAGACATGGGCCTTGTGCTGCCCCTCTGGGGTGACACCGCCGCTTTCGACCACCATCGTGGGTGGGCCGAGATGGCGTTCAAGATGCGCACGTTTGGCGGCGATATCACCGGTGTCGATATCGACAAGTACCGTCTGCATTTGCTGGATATCGGCCGCCTTGGCCTGTCCTGGCTTGGCGACGGTGCCGGGGATGACATAGACGGCGGCCCCTTCGCGAGCCGCCCAGTTGGCGAAGGTGGTCATCTTGTCGGTGACATTTTCGTCGGCATCGATCCAGATGTTGTGCGGACGGCCATCGAAACCCTGACCCTTGTCAATGAAGCTGCGGACCGGGATCAGCCCGTCGCAATAGCCAAACACCACCTCCATGAATTGCGTGATCTGCTCCGGATCCGGCTCGTCGCCGAACACGTCGATCTGCGACGGTGCATCGTTGAAGTCGCGCCATGGGTTGAAGTGAACGAGGTTTTCCTTCGGGGCCTGAGGCGCCACGTTGGGGCTGTCGGTGCTGATGTCGGTTGTCGTGTCGTCGCTCATGGGGTGCTCCTCGGGAATGCGGGGTGTGGTGGGATCGTCGGGAACGTCGTCGTTCATCCGGGCAGCCCCCAGCAGCGCTCTGCCCACGAACAGAACCGGCATTCGAAGAAGTCGCGGTTTTGGGCGACGCGCGGCAGCAGCTCGCCTGCGTCCGTGGCCTGCAGGATCCGCACACCGCGATCGGACATGCGCTGCGCCAGATCGGCATCGAAGTGCACCAACTCATGGTGCATCTCTGCCGTGTCCTTGTTGATCGCGGTGAACACGGCGGGCGCGGCGCTGATGCCGGGCACGGTTGCCTCCATATAGGCCTGATAAACAGCGATCTGCGCGGCATAGACGGGCTTCGATTGGGTCACGCCCTCCTTGACGCAGGCACGCCAATTCTTGGCGTTCATGGTCTTGCATTCCCAGAGCGCGGGAACGGTCAGCCCGAGACCTTCTGGCCCTGCGGCAACGATGCCATCGACATGGCCACGGATGCGGCCGCCCGCGACAGAGAAGCCGAACTGGCCACCATCGGGGCGATTGCCCTTGCGGGTGTAGAGATCGAAGCCCGCGCCGCGCAGCCAGGCGACCGCCAGATCCTCGAGCGCATGGCCGATGGCGAAGATGCGCAGGAGTTGGCCGCTGAAATCCTGGCCTTCGTCCTTCGGTGCGTGCGTCAACTCGAACTGCAATGCGCGTTCGCAGGCGTGGCCTAGGCGCGAGCCGCCGAGATAATCGCGCGGGGGGCGTGCGACATTGTCAGTGGTCAGGGCTGCGTCGACTGCCGCGTTCACCTTGTCGGCAAACTTGGGGCGGGAATTGTAATCCAGCATCAGAAGGGCGCCTCCTGGGATTTTGCGATGCGCGACATCTCGGCGCCGTAGCCTTCCAGCACCTCCTCGATCAGCACGGTCACCTCGGTCTCGTTCAGATCGCACAGGCGTTTGTTCCAGCCGATCTGGTCCATGGTCTGGCCGAGGCGCTTCATCACAAGCGCGATGGCGAGACGTTCTTCGTCGGTTGTTCCCTGCATGATGATCAGTCCTTTCTTGTGGCGGGCCGCGAACCATGCCTGGCAGGGCATCGAGCAGAACCAGCGGTGTTCACGCGGGCGCGGTTTGTCGGGGTTGAAGAAGCCGAGGCCCTGTGCGGGGCGCAGGCAGACGGCACAGGGCATGAACCGTGGATGCCAATGGCGATCAAAGCCCGGGCGATCCGCAGCCTCTGTGGGCGTGGATTGGATTTGCGGGACATGGCTCAAGCCGCCTCCCGCGCGGAGGGGGCCGCGCTCAGGATCAGCTGCCGGATGGCGCGCTTGTTGAACCCGAAGGTCATCAGCGCCGAGGCCTTGTATCGCGTGAGGCCATAATCGCTGCGCACGGCGGGCGAGAGGTATTGCAGCTGCTTTTCGGTGGCGGGCTGGGTCAGCCAGGCGCGCGTCTTGAAGGCGCTTTCGTCAGTTTCGTGATCGTTCAGCCAGTCATCGGCCTGCGCGAGACAAACACTGCGCTCGCCGATACCCAGAAGCTGCGGCTGCACCCCGCGCGCGCCGCCGATGCCGTACCAGAGGCCATCCAGCCAGAAGACCCCGCCCCAGGCCGAGAAGCCCGTGGCCAGCAGCGCATCCTCGGTGCCGAAGAGATCGACCCATTCAAAACTGGAGCGCCTGAGCAGATCGATTTCCGTCATCAGGAAGCCGGAGAGCGCCCCACCAAGGGCTCCCTCACAGGTTTCACCCTCGTCTTCGACCAACACCTCGCCACAGATCGGGCATTCGCGTGATGCCAGCGGAATCTCTGCCTGGCACGCCGGGCAGGTTTTCGACGGTGCCTCGCCGGTCACATGATTGCCGTCGAGATCGACGTCCTGCTCCAGCGTGCCATGGGTTAGGCTGGACGTGCCGAAATCGAGCACCACGCAGTCGGTCTTGACCACGCCCGGGTGCTCGGCGGGATCAACGGTGCGCAGGCCGCGCCCGACCATCTGGATCATGGTTGATTTGTAGGACGAGGGGCGAAGCAGCACGACGCAGGAAGTGGGCGGGTGATCCCAGCCTTCGGTGAGCACCGCCACGTTGGTGATGACGCGGATATCGCCGTGGGCAAAGGCCGCCAGGATGTTGCGGCGTTCGTCGCCGGGGAGATCGCCATGGATCAGGCCGGTGTGGATGCCGGCGGCGTTGAATGCTTCGGCGACATGGGCGGCATGGCCCACGGTCGAGCAGAACACCACCGTGGGCCGATCGGCAGCCTTCTCCTGCCAGTTGCGCACCACTTCCTCGGTTATCGGCGCGCGATCCATGATCTCGGCCACCTCGCCCATGTCGAAATCCGACACGGTCTTGCGCACCGCCTTGAGCTTGTCCTGCACGCCCACATCGATGACGAAGGTGCGTGGCGGCACCAAGTGGCCCGACGCAATCAACTCGCCCAGCCGCACCTGGTCAGCGACATTGTCGAAGACAGCGCGCAGCCCCTTCTTGTCACCGCGGTTCGGGGTGGCAGTGACGCCGAAGATGCGCGCGGCCGGATTGGCGTCGCGGACGCGGTCGATGATGCGGCGGTAGCTGTCGGCCACGGCGTGGTGGGCCTCGTCGATCACCAGCAGGTCCAGCTTCGGCATGGCGGCGAGATTGCCGATCCGGGCCAACGTCGGCACCATGGCGAAGGTCACCTGGCCCGCCCATGATTTGCTCGTGGCATCGACGACGGAGGTGGACACATCCGGGACCACGCGCCGGAACTTGTCGCGGTTCTGTGCGGTCAGCTCATCGCGATGCGCCAGCACGCAGGCCTTGGCATCGCTGCCTCCGAGGCTGTCGCCGGTGACCGCCGACAGCATGATCGTCTTGCCCGCTCCGGTCGGCGCGATGCCCAGCGTGTTGTCGCGGGTGCCGAGCGCAGACAGGCTGCGCTCGACGAAGAGTTTCTGGCGGGGACGCAATCGCATGGCTCAGTCCCTCACTCAGCCCAGCTCGGACGGCCCGAGAAGGCAGGTGCGTGATGTGCGGGCGTCTGCTGCGGCTGCGGCTGTGACGCCGGTGCCGGGTGACCCTGTGCAGGAGCCGATGTGGCCGGTGCCTGATGCTGCGGCGTGAATGCGGGGGGCTGCATCTGCGGCGCCATGCCCGCCGCGACCTGGCCCATCGTCTGCGCGTAATCGCGGTGATCCGGCATGACTGCGCTCTTGATCTCGTTCTTGTCCTCGCCGTTGGTGTCCTGTCCGATGTCGATCCGCGCGACAAATTCCAGACCATCAAGGTCAGCAAACCCGTTGATCCGGCGGCGGGCCTGAGCCTCGGGGGAATTATCCTTGTCGGAAATCCCACGAGACGAGTTGAGGATACCCCGGATCAGGCTGCGCCCCATATTGGTCCAGTTCGGACCATTGGGGCTGTAGAGGCCGATCATCGACCAGATCTTGCGCTTGGCGAAGGGCCCCTCGAGCACGGTGTATTCGGCGTCGAGATAGACCGCCCCGGTGGCACCGCGTCTGGCATAGCCGCCGGTCCAGCCCTGGCTGGGGTCGTCATACCCGCCGGGGCGCAGCGTCAGGCGCACCTTGGCCAGCGTGCCCTTCGGGATGACATTGCTGTTCGTTTGCGCGTCGTTGAAATCGTTCCAGAGAGACATGGGGTGAAGTCCTTTCAGTTTGCAGTGGGGGTGTTGGATGGGCCGGTGCCGCCGGTCGCCGAGGGCGCGGGCAGCACTGGGGGCGTGAAGGTCAGACGACGCTCCACAGGGATCAGAGGGCCACGGATCTTCTCCATCAGCTGACCCAGATGCGGCGGTTCCAGCAGCGCAAGCCGCCCTGAGCGGTCCTTGGCCGGATAGCCCCAGGGGTTCAGCGTCTGGCAGACAAAGCCCCGCTGGGGCTGGCCCTGCGCATCGGGCACATCGATCATGGTGATGACCTGATCGACGATGCCGGGCAGCTCGAGGCCGGTCTTGGAGCCATCGATCTGCGGCACGAAGATCTTGCGATTGAAGTCGTCGAGCTTCTGGTCGAGGATCCCCACGAACCAGACGTTCTTGCCGCGCGTG